AAGAAAGGAGGGAAAACCGCGTTCGCACGCGATCTTCTTCTTAGCTCTCCCGACATCACAAGGATTGACCTGGAAACAGGTCATATCACAGAGGATGTCATCAACAGGAGAGAAGAGACTGGTAACTGGCTATTTCATTATTCGCTTGGGCAGAAATCTTCTGGTTACGATGTTAAGTCCGTAAGGACTTCAACCGTACCCGAAGTAGGGGAAAAGGCTAGGATTATTACTATTCCTTCCTTTTTCCATTCTACTATTCTGTCCCCGTGGGCCCATCTTACCTATGGATTCCTTTCAACCTCTCGCGAGGTTCGATCGGGAATCCGAGGTAGTAACCAAGGATGGGAAGCGAGTTTAGCAATGTCAGCTAGTGACCCCTCCTTATACTGGTTGTTCAACAACTCGGTTAGACCGAGATGTGCGAACTCAGATTTGAAGAGTGCCACGGATGCTGTGTATTACAGATCGATTGGTTTAATACTTGACGTTGTACAGGCAGTGATGCCCGTTCCAACTTGGTATTTCAACCAGGTAAAAGATCTATTGACCTCCGAAAGACCATTTTCAATGGAATTCGAGGAAGAGATAATAAGTGGGGTGACCCACAGGGGAGTTTTCATGGGTGACCATGGATCTAAGACAGTCTTGACCTTATCGGGCCTTGCGGCCCTGGCTAAGATGCCCCTTCCCCGTCTCTCCCGGCTCGTTGGGGATGACCACCATACAACATCTCCGGATGCGGATAGATGTATGGGAGTCTATGTTGAGAAGATGACCAACCTTGGATATATCATCAGCGATGATGACACATATGTTTCCAATGAAGGTTACTTCACAGAGGAATCCTTTCGGATCCCTTTGAGTAACACAGATACGACCGAGGTCTTTACATTCAGAAAGACTAAATCGACTCCCCCTTATCATGATTTCCCTAAAGTTAAGATCCTCTCGGATCAAGGGACTGATATGGGGGCTTTCTCCGACAAGATTGTAGGAAAAATCCAATTGCTTGGAAAGAGGATGGGGTATGCCTCTGGCACCTTTACGGAAGCCAGATTCCACCTTGCCTCTTGGATCCAGGACTTGTGCATTTCTGCACTATACCGTCCTGAATTTATCTATTTTCCTTTTCACCTCGTTGGAGGAGGGAAGCCTTTGCTTTTTAAAAGTACTGGAAACTTCAAAAGATTCGTAAAGATGCATCGGCAAGGAAGGCTCACGCCTTTCTATGCTGACATCATGAATAAATCCCTGCAAAGGGATCCTGAAGCTCCAAATAGATACGTGATCTCTGGATTCCTAGATCATAGGGGAACAGAGTTTGTCCGGGTCATCGAACGCGAGTTCGAAGACGACCTTTTCAAACCGTTCCAGGTTTTAACTAGTCACGAAATGACACGGCTTGCGCCGTTCATCGTAAACCGGTTAGGGAACCACCTAATCTCCGAGACAGAAATAGTCCAAAAGTTGACTGAGTCCGAGTACCTCTTCTCAGAGGAAAACGAACCCCGTCGCTTGACTGTCAAGAATCTCGCTCGTGAGAGCGAGCTGACCGACGAGTTATTGGATGAATTCTGCCTAGCTTGGCAGAGAAACGATCATAACTTATCCTTGAGAAGGGATGAAAAGTACTACAGGCGCAAGCCCGTAGAAGCCGTCCTTGGAAGGGTCCACCCGTTAAGGGTGGATGGCCTTAGAGACCTTCTGCCGCAAGGCAGGGAGGTTCCTCCAGATAACCATCTAGAGCGCGACCGTGAGGTCGAAGCCCTATTCCGATGGGTGGAGGAAGACCAAGAGTCTCCGGATGGAATTCCACTTGCCCTCGTCAGGGATGACGAGATGATGCTAATGGGGGAAAATCTTATGTCCCCTCAAAGCTTGCTTTTTGTCAGCAATGACAAGGACTTCGCTGAACGTGTTGCCACGAAGCGAGCCACAAGTTGGAGGGATCCAAAACGGACCTTCCGAATTAGCATCGATAACTGGATTCGTGCCGGAATGAAACCCAACAACGATTTCAACATTTCTGATGTTTTCGTTGATCAAGGATCATTCGATGGATTTTTAAGTACCCTCAGTGATGAGGAGATAGATGAGCTCTGGGATTTCTCGTTGCTAAACGATAATCTCAAAGTAGAAGAAGAGAGTAATCCCTCCGTAAGGAGGGAGAGGCTCCGCAACCGTGAGAAAGTGTATATTGATTATATTAATCTACACAAGAAGACGGTCACACCTAGTGCGAAAGTACTAACAGACGAGATCAAGAGACTTATGAGTTAGGAGAAATCCTAACTAAGCATTGAACTCAATTAGATGTCAC